TTTGAGATCAGCTTCGACTTGTCACTGAACCCAGTGATGGTTGACGGAATCGGAACGGTTGACATGAGCATGGGCAATCTCGGTTGCAACATCTCATGCATCCCGACCGGCATTACCCAACTCAACTTTGAAAGCTACTTTGACAATCTGAGCGCAGGCGAGGACTTGGCAACAGCAACACTCGACATCTCGACAGCGACCGTTGGTGGTTTGAACTTCGACGCGGCAGCAGTGCAAATCACCGAACTGCAACGCAACTTCTCTGCAACTGATAATCGCCTTGGCACGCTCACAATGAGCGCCAAGCGGACATTCAACGCAGGCGCACAAGTCACGCTATTCCAAATCGCAGCAGTCCCCTAAGCCATGTTCGTAAGACTTCAGCGCGGCGCGATTGCTTACGACCTCGCTGGTGGCGACGGTCAGAGGAGCGAAACGTCGAACTTCCGCATCGGTTCACAGCCCGGCTTTCAGCAGGTGCAATACATCGAGGCGGATCAGTTCGACCAGTTCTTTCGTGGTGGATCCAGCACGACTGTTAGTTTTGACAGCGTGCTGACCTTCACGACATTAACCGATGCTGAGAACTACTTGCTCAACATGCCACAAGGATTGCTCTCGCAGGCAACGCAGACCGCTACAATCGGCAGGTTGACAGCATCAGGCACAAAGCAAGTGGAAACACTCACCTGCGTAGGCACAACGACAGGTGCAGGCAACATCAACTGGTCGTTCACAAGCGCAGACGTTACCACAAGCGGATCCACGGCGGTTCTTTCTGGTGATACGCCTACGCAATACGCCGCGAAGTTGGCCACGTCGCTGAATGCGAATACAAGCATCGCCTTCCGCTATATCGTGACCAGTTCAGGCGCCGACGTGATCATCACAAAGCGGCAATCAGAAGCCAATGACGGCACGCTTGCTCTGGTGACGACGAATGGTTCGCCATCTCCCGGCATCACTGGTGCAACGAGCGCAAACACGACGGCAGGCGTGGCGCCGACTATCACGAACTCGAAAACACTTTCAAGCGTCTCATGCGTGGTTAATCTCGCGCAAAGTGGCGTTTCGGTATTGCAAAACGTAACTCTCGTTGGTAAATACTAGCCATGGCAGCGAAGAGCGTAGACATCAAGATCAACACGACTGCAAGCGGCAATGGCGCGAAGCAGACCGCGGCTGACATGGACAAATTGGCGGCAGAACTGCAAGGAGCGGAACATGCTTTCGAGGAGTTCAATCAAGCATCGGCAAAGGGAGAGGAGCAATTAAGGCAGACCGCTGAACAGGCTAAACTAGCGGCAGAAGCGCAGGCAAAAGCAGCGGAACACATGGCTCAACAAGAGCGTGATGTGCTTAAACTTCGCGAGAAAGGCACGCAAGCGATAAACACGCAAGCTAGTAGTATCAAAGGACTAGGAGCAAGAGCTGGAGCAGTTGGCTTGCAGTTACAAGACATCGCGGTGCAAGCTCAAATGGGAACGAGCGCGGTCACAATCTTAGCGCAGCAAGGCACGCAGATCGCGAGTATCTTCGGTCCGCAAGGCGCGATTGTTGGCGCACTGATTGGCGTTGGCGCAGTAGCGGCAAAAGTATTTTATGACATGGCTAAATCATCCGCCGTCACAGGCGAAGCCATGGAGGATATGAGCGACAAGCTCAAAGAGGCGTTCAGTGATAACGCCAAGATGATGGTTGAGAAGTTCAACGCTGAACTAGAAAATCAGACAACATACGCGCAATCGCTGCGCGACATGGAAGTTGATTTGATGCAAGCACGGCTAGAGCGCGGCAATGCAGATGCAAAACTCATCGAATCACAGTCAGAGCTTGAAACTGCGGCAATTAGGTATCTCGACGCAACAGGTCAAATCATCAACGCAGAGAAGGCGCTTGAAGCAATCAGAAACAAAGCGGCAACGGAGCAGAGAGATGCGCAAGTCGCTGAGATTCAAAACCAAGTAGAAGTTGCAAGAGCGCGATACGTTGCATTCACAAAGCAATACGAAGACGTTCAGGCCGCTACGGATCGAGCTAGTAAAAGACTCTCAGAGTTAGAAGCCGAACAGCAGCGTGTGATGTCTGAATTGACATTCAAACAAACGCAAGACAAGAGACTGCAAGGCGCTGGCGTTCTCAAACAAGGCGAACCTTCGCAAGATACGCGAGTTCTGCAAAACGAACTTGATTCTTTACGCAAGCAAATCGACGGCGTTTACAATGTTCTAAAAAATGGTCCCGGAAGACTGCAAAACATTACACAGCAGTCAATCGAGGCGGCAACGCAACTTGATATTGCCATCATTGGCGCGGAAACGCAGATCGCCACGATCAACGAGCAATTCAATCTGACGCAATCAGCGCAGGCTTTAACTACCGCAACAAAGTCGATCACCGAAGGCGCGAAGCAGATTCAATCGACCGTTTCGGAAATTGAAGCGGTTGGACCAGTGCAAGAGCAGGCTAAAGCTGTGATTCTAAAAGCCGTTGAAGACGGTAAGATCACCGCTCAGGAACAAGTGCAGATCGGTCAGAACCTTGCAGTTCTAATGGGGACGATGAGAGGATCGCAAACCGAGCAAATCAAAGCTATTCAAGATTTGATCAATCTAAACAATACAATGCAAACTCAAATGCAAGCGATGCAAAGGCAGATCGACCAGATCAGTGAGAAACGCAAATCGCCAACAGGAATCCAATAATGCCAGTCTGGACAATAGCAGGAGAAGCAGGAAAAGCGTGGGACGCTACCGCGCAGACGATGGCGTATCGGCAGATCACTGGCGCGGTTCTCACGTTCCGCTCACTGGCGGCCGATGAGCTAGTGCTAGACATCGAAGCCGAGGACATCACGGCTTACGTTCAGCCAGAGCTAGGGCAGATAGTTCGACTCTACCGCAACGGATCGCTATTCTTCACTGGCAACGTGACTGCTAATCCGGTGACATTCTCCGCTACGGCGCAATCGCTCAGAATCGTCATTTCTGGCGCTTGGTGGTGGATGGAGCGTATCAACTACACATCGACGCAAACAGACGGCTCAGGGGCTACTGCAACGCGAATGACAGGCGTGTTCGGTGATGCGATCAACGGAACAAACTTGCAGACCGCGATCCAGACGGCGATTGACCGCTGCGTCACTCTCGGCGTTCCGATTGCCAACATCGCTGGCGGATCGTCGGTGGCGACATACTTTACCGTTCCGCGAGTCACGCTGAATCAATCGACATGCGCTCAGGTCATCAGCGAGCTAGTGCGCTTGGTGCCTGATACGATGGTTTACTTCGATTACACGACCAGCACGCCGACATTTCACGTCACACGGCGCGGAGTGGCTACAACTCGCACGCTAACACTCGGCACGGATCCCGTGGAATCAATCGACGTTCAACCGATCTACGAGATGAAGGTGGATCGTGTGGAGCTTCCTTATGTTGAGCGTAACAGAGAAGGAAGGACAGTCTTTAACACGCAATCGAGCGGAACGGCAGCAACTGGCAGGGTGCAGATCGTGACGGTCAGTGGGCCAGAACTGGACACGTTCTTGCCGAATGACTTATTTGATGTCGTTACTTTCAATGCTTATCCTAATTATGAGGCTTTGGCTCTCTACACTCCAAGTTTCAAAGCTGGTAGAGATGCTGGGATGATCGCTGGTAGTTACAATCTTGATGGTGGATTTTATGGCGGAAGGCAAAACTCTAGCGAATTTTCTGGCTCTACAGGCTACACCGTAGGACCTCCGGCATTCGTTGATGGAAATGGAGCGCCAATTAGTTTAGCTGGTAAAACAGTCGCGCTAACAAGTGAAACTCCGGAGTGGATGATTCAATCACTTGACGCTCAACTCGTCAGGGTATCTGGAACAATAGCCACAACTCGAGAGGTTGGGTACAGCCCATCTCTGTGGGCGCAAAAAATGGGATTACAGGATACGTGGTATCCATATTACATTGATATTGATTCCTCCACTGCATACAAATGGGTTGGCCGTCAACTAATGACGGCGCAATTCAATTTTGAGATGTTAGCCTTTGCAAATCCACCGCATTACACAGGTGCGGTAGTTGCAAGGACGAATACAACAATTACACTCGCGTCAACGGCGAGCAGTATTAACGGATTTTATGTTGATGCAATCATCAATGCGCCAAACATGCCAACGAATCCTCCGCGAGTAGTGACGGCGTATGATGGCGCAACAAAGACAATTACTTTCGCGTCAGTGACGAACGCGCAGCGTCCAAACGTTGGGAACACATACACTCTTTCTGATATTAAAATCTACCGCCCCGGCGATTACTCTTTTGTCTACCCGCCTGCAAACCTCGCGGCAAATTTAGTCGCGGCGCAGAACTTTGTGCCATACGAAGGCGGAATCAGCATCGTCGAGGAAGTCCCCGGCGGCACGCGCTACCGAGGCTGTAAGGTCAACATTGTTGGATCACTCAGCGAGCATAGCACGATGGGCGCACTCGTCTCCGAGGAGTCGATAAATCTAGCCACAGGGCAAACGGCAATCTCGCTAGGCACGCCACCACGACTGGACTATCGAACTTTCGTTGACAGAATCCGCAAAACACCGCAGGATAATATCGTTTTTGTATGAACCAATTCTCTGTTACAATCGACGTAAATGGAAACTTCCAGTGCTATGGAGGCTACGTCATTGACGTAACAGCAGGCACTACGACATACGAGGTAGTAGGTGGACAGCCTGCGCTCACTCCAAGCTATCAGCAGGGCATTCGTTACGCGCTGCGCTCAAACATTGTTTTTATGGGCGGAGGCGGCGGCAACGTCTACTCCGACGGAACAGTCACAGGAACGTATGCGCCGGTCGGTTGGTTTACTCGAATCGACACCGACACATGGCAAGACCGTTACGGGAACGAGCTTTTGGCAGACTTTGGATCAGGCACGGCGGAAATTGTGATCGGCACAGACGTGATCGCAGATTGCGCCAGCATCGGAACAATAGCACCGACTGGCACATTCAGTTCGACGACCTTCGGCGAGGACACATACAACGGCGGAACTGCATTCACGCTAACGCTGACCGATGATGGCGCTCAGGTCGTTAGCACGGCAGAGGTTGTCTTTCCAGTTGGCGTAGCACAATCGGGCGACTATGATTTGACGGCATGGCATGAGTGGACAAGCGTAGACGATCCCGCTTTTATTCTGACCACGAACACGGATGGATCAGCGCAGTTCTCAGATGCGACTGACATCATCGCGGAGCGTGCTGCGACAATTCCAGACGATCCGAGCGGCACATACCTTTCGACGACCTACGGAGAGACGACATACAACGCAGATGCACCGTTTTTCGTGAACGTGCAACTTCTGCCAGTCTCACCGCAAGCAGGCTACATCTACGTCGAACTGACTTTATCCAGCGGCGCTCTCACAGGCGTTTCTGAGCTAATCTTCGGCGCCTCATTGCCTGCTAACTCATCAACGCTCGAAGTCGTGCCAATCGCTTACAGTGACGGCAATGGCAGCGTCATACAGATTCACGAAGGTCCAATCTACTTCCGATGACACCCGCCTGCATATTCACCTACTCAGGAGATGCGCTCCCACTAAGGGAATGCGTTCGAGGGGTGAAGCTCGCGGGATTGCTGCCAATCGTAATTGATGATTCGCATAGTCCGATGGGGCGCACGGTCTGGACGTGGATTGAGTCACAAGGCGGATTGTATTTCCAGAGTGACTTCAACCGGCGCGGTAATCTGAACGGCACGGAATGCGCGGCAGGAATTGCGAAGTGCCTCTACGAAGCCATGCGACTGACGCACACGGCGCAGGCGTTCAAACTGGATACCGATACCATCATCCAGCGACCAGAGCGCTTTCTAGGCATCAGCAGCGGCGTTTATTCGACGACCCTGCACCGGCGCGAGGCTTTCGGGTGCTGCTACTCGCTGACGAGAGACGCAGCACGGCGCGTGCGTGATGACCTCATGCGCATGGATGACCCGACAGCGCCAGAGGATCAACTGATCTGGCAATCAATCAAGCGTTTGAATGTTCGCCATAAACTGCACGACTTCACACCCGAAGGAGGCGCTTTCTCAGCCGTTCCGCAATCGTTTGACCCGGTGGACTGCGTGAAGTTCGACATGCTCACCTTCGGTAATCGACCTGCCGGCGGATGGAAAGATCGAGCGATGGAAATCACGCTGGCGATGAAGCGACTGAACGACTTCAACTTTAGGCTTGCACAAAATCCAAAATCATAGTAGTAAAAAGATATGAGCGACGGCGCGAACATTGAGTATTACATCGGCGAAGTCATCACGCTTCGCTTATCGTGCCTCGACGATCAGGGGCAGGCTAGCGACCTAGACGGCTACACTGCCGAGGGTTGGGTGAGACAGTCACCACGTGATGAGACAGACGTGATCGACTTGTCACCTACGATCTCAGATCCCGCCAGCGGAGTCGTAGAGGTAGACGCTCCGACCGAAGGCGTTCTGGCAGGCAATTACACATGGCGCGTGCTGCTAGTTGACGCGCAAACCAATCCTATCGTCATCGCTGGCGGCAATTTGAAACTACGACCATGAGCATGAGCATCGCAACAGTAGAAATTCGATCCTTTTCTGGTCCAGACCTCGTCGAGTTGGACGGCGTGAATAGACCCGCAATCATTCGTTTGAATGTCGGTCCAGCAGGCGCTCCCGGCCCGAACAGTGTTACGGACGCAACAACGAGTGATGGGTCATGCGTTTTGTATCTGGATTCACTCAGAGTAGGTCCGAACACGGTATCAGGCGCTTACACTGTGGCTATCGGCAGAGAAACAACCGCGAGCGGACAGTATTCTTTTGCTGGCGGATTTAACAGCACATCAAGCGGCGATCTTTCGTTTGCTTTCGGTGGGGCTACAGCGTCAGGTATCGCGTCGTTTGCCTTCGGTGATAGCGCTCTTGCATCTGGTGATGCATCTTATGCTTTTGGGACGAATGCTCAAGCTATTCACGTCGGGGCATCAGTTGAGTCAGATTCTCGGACTGCTGTCATCACTCAAAGCACAACGACCGACGAGAAGACTTTCAACTTCCTCAACGGCTACCGCTTCCTCGGCGGATCTGCCACGTTTACGGCAGTTATTGCGCCCCTAGAAGTCAAATCCTCAAACTTCACAGCAGCGAACGGTGGCAGCTATGTGACCGTGAACAACGCCACCGTGACAGATCCAACGCCAAGTGAGGGCGAGGCGTTTCGCGTGCTTGTTCGCAATGGCACCGCAACCGTAGGCGGCACGGCTTACAGCGTGGCTGGAACGGTAATTGAACGGGTTTTTCACAGCGGCGGATGGGCAAACTACGTTTACGACACGATCAACGGTGTTGCGACTCTGACGAACAAAACCCTAACGTCACCAACTCTTACAACCCCGGTATTAGGCACGCCAAGCAGCGGCACTTTGACAAGTTGCACGGGGCTACCAATCTCGACAGGAGTCAGTGGACTTGGCGCAGGCGTAGCAACATTCCTTGCAACTCCGACGGTATCCAATCTCTCAACAGCAGTTGGCAGGACTGTGCTTTCAGAGCTTGGATTTCAGAGAGCATTTCTATCGTCCGACTTCACGGCAACAGCTAGCACTACAGTGACGTCATTCAGCTTGGATGTAGTTGGTGGCAAGACTTACAAGATCGAGATCATGCTTCAGATAACTGGGGCAGCTGGATCAACTCACAGCGCAACTTTGAATGGAACATTCAACCTGACCGCTGCCAATAGCTCAATGCTTTACCGTCGCGCTGGATTTGAAACCCAGAGCTTTGTTTTAACTTCAACACCATTTGGAGGATTTGGATTGTTTAACACGACTGGAACATCAACGCAGATATGCTTCCTTGATGGAGTGATAAAACCAAGCACCAGCGGAACTTTAACTTTAACTATTGGCGGAACAGCGGCATCAGTTACTCTTCAAAAAGGTGCTTACATGGAAGCCACGCTACTTGACTGATTTATGAACCTCACCACTACACTGCAACGACAAGTTCACGCCATCGAGCAGCATGGGCAATCATGCCTTGCGACGCTTTCAGGATTCGCTGAATACCTCAACCGCGCACACCGTGACTTCTGGAGCAAATCAGACGAAGAGCTTCAACCATTTCTGCAAGCGCTCCTCGATGCTGGGCAACTTGAAACGCTTTTTGCACATCACGAATTTTACGCGACCAGCACGAATGCGATGCTTGCGTGCTACGGTTCAGCGCCAATCTGCAACACTGGCATCTTGCGTGCCTTCAGCGTTTCCGATGGTCAAATCATTCTAACTCAACTTGAAGAGCCATGATCGAGATTGAACAAGCGAAAATCGTTGGACTCAGCATCGCAGCACTCGCGAGCCAGTTCGGAGGCACGGCACTAGCTCAGGCGCTACCAGAGGATTTCAGTCAATGGAGCGAGAAGGGCGGCACTGCTGCTTGTATTTTTTTCCTCGCCTACGCGGTCAAAGCGCTGCGAGCCGAACGTGACGAGCGGCAAAAGAAACTTGACGAAATGCACGACCGCGAGCTAGAGATGACAAGAAAGTCAGCGGAAAGCCGTGAGCGTCTTTCTACTGCTCTCGATAAACTAACCGAAGCCGTCAACAGAAAATGAAAGTCAGAATTGCAAACAGTCCGAGGTTCAGAACCGACAAGCAGAAGCGCTGGCTATATTGCACCACAGGATTGGCGAACTATCGCTTTCAGGGCATCAAGCTGCCGAACTGCGACATCTACCATCGAAACAAGTTACTCGGCAGCGTGCTGCACAATACTCTAACGATCTACCGTGGTTATGCTTTTGACGGCATGACTCATTTCCCTGATACGGCCGCGAATCTACCATGCGCTCTGCTGCATGACTTCCTCTACCAGACGGCGCTCATCTCACGACTGGATGCAGACAGGGCGCTGAGATCCTGCATGGAGACGAACGGAGCCGATTGGCGGCACATCGTCTACGCAGGCGTGCGAACTTTTGGCTGGATTTTTTACGGATCAGAACAGAACATCAGAATTATCAAAGCATGAGAACCATCGCAGCAATCATTACACTATGCCTAGCATCTTGCACCGTTTCAGAAGTCGCGGTTCAAGGGCAATACGGAGAATACATTTTCAAGCCTCACAAGCCGATCATCATTGATCAGAAATGAGCATTCCGCAAAAGATCGTTGAAATCGCACGCGCCGAGATCGGCGTGACGGAATCACCGCGCAACTCAAACCGTGGCGAGCGGATCGACGAATACAAGGCGGCAACGTGGCTGGATGCAAAGCAGGCTTGGCCATGGTGCGCCGCGTTCGTCTGCTGGGCGCTGCGAAAGACTGGCATCAAAGAGACTGCCACATTCAAGCTGCCGCGCACAGCAAGCGCATGGGACTTCATCAACTGGTCACTGGAGCAAGATAAGACGACCAGCACGCTACGCAGCCCGAAGGCGAAGGACATCGCAGCAGGTGATATTATTGTGTTCACTTTTTCGCACATCGGAATCGCGACTAGCGGCGCAAACAATCATGGCGACTTCTACGCTGTGGAGGGCAATACGAACGGCGCTGGATCACGCGAGGGTGATGGAGTCTATCTCAAAAGCCGTGACATCTCACAGGTCAAAGCACGCATCAGAATCAATGCATGAAACGTAAACTCCCAACGTCGGTCATGATTGGCGGCATTCGCTTTGCGATCGTCTGCCAACCGATCGACGAGGGAGACTACGGCAGGATGATCTTCGATCAACGCAAAATCGTCATCAACACGATCTGCCTTGCCAAAGCATCGCTGCTACGCGAAACGCTGCGGCATGAGATTCTGCACGCAGCGCTGCACGTCAGCGGCGTATCTTTTCTGGAACGCTACGACGAGGAGGCTATCGTCAGGGCAATGGATCACATATTCTTCCCTGCTTGGGATACAGTGAAAGCAAAGCTATGAGTTACAAAAAATTCATCGTCGCGACCGACAATCACGGAGGACTCGTTTCCAAGGAAGCGATGAAGGTGCTGCTTGCTTTCTGCGAGTCATGGAAGCCTCAATACCGCATCCACCTTGGCGATCTGTGGGATTTCTCTCCACTACGGCGTGGCGCTTCTCAGGAAGAAAAAGCCTACGGAATTTCTGACGACTACGTCGAAGGGTTGAATTTTCTCGATCAATACAAACCGAATTTCCTCACGCTCGGCAATCACGATGACCGCATCTACCAATACGCTCAACACTGCGCGGATGGGATGCTTCGCGAGCGATGCGAGGAACTTGTGCTGGCATCAGAGAAAGAGTTTAAGCGCCGCAAGATCACCTTTTGCGAATACAAGGTCACAAAATATCTAAGAATGCCAGAAGGTGGCCCGAAACTCATTCACGGATTCCGCTCAACAGTCAGCCCGGCAAAGGCGCATTTCGACAACTGGGGCGAGTGCCTGCATGGTCACTGCCATACCGAGGACGAATACACCGCAAGGCACATAGACGGCGGCAAGGCGTATTCGGTGCCATGCATGGCAGACCTCGATCAACTCTCTTACAGCGACCGACAGCCAGCGAAGCTAGGGCATCGCAATGGCTTTTTGTATGGCATCATAAACACCAAAACTGGAGACTGGAAAGCATGGAACGTAACAAAGGAAAACGGAGTCTGGATCTCTCCACAAGGCATACTCTGAGCGCACTCGAAAAGGCGCTCGGCATGACCTGCGCGTCACCGCTGCAAGATGACGAGTTCACGATGCAAGATTACATCCAAAAGTATCGCAAAGTGAACCCAAAAGCGAGCATCTCTGGATTGCGTTCGCGTCTCTACCTGCTGGTCAAAAGCGGCGAATACAAGACGCGCAAAATCACGATCAATGGCAAATCGTGCAACGCTTACAGCGAGGCGTAAGCACCGACGGGATTCAAACCCGCATTGCCTAGAAAGCTAGGCATCTTCCATTAGATCACGGTGCCACAGCCAACGATTTATCAGTTCGCTGCTCGAAGCATGGCTGCGAGATGATCTTATCATTGCACGATAAAATCGTCAACTTTACCGTGCAAAATAGGTTTATCATCACGCCATTTTTGCGCTATTTCACGCCATTTCCCGCAGATTTCCCGATCGGGAAACGCAGATTTCCCGCGCTGCAAGCCTTGTAAAATCAAGGAAAATGAAAAATCTCAAAAATAATTGAGATATTTGCTTTACAATTTGCAAGCTGAGAGTCTATTCTTTGCGCGTCACCCGACACCAACTACCGAAGATATGAAAATTGAAACGCCAGTAAGCTATAAATTCAGCAATCACATGACCAAGTATGGAATCATCCTTGAAGTGATTGGCAATCGCGCAAAAGTGCAATGGCAAGCAGAATACTGCCACGGCACATCCGGCAGCATCACACGCCGCGCAAACATCAAGACAACAGTGGCAATCAGCAAGCTCACTGCATGGACAGATAGACTCCGACTCAATGACGGAATGACTCTCAATCCTGACGGCTTAGAATACCGCACGCCAATCAACGCATAAATTTCGGGACTAGCTAACCCAGAAAAGGCTAGGCGAGATGATAACAGAGATGGGATCGGCCGACAGTAAAGACAAAAAGATGACCATACGGAAACAATCTCGCCTAGCTAATCTTTCCACCATGATACCAAGAAATAAACGAGGCGCGGTCACGATCGCGCTGGGACAAGAAGGGCTGGCACAGCTACGCGCTGCTGCCAAGCAAAGCAAAACCAAACCAGCGGCAGTTGCCAAGGCTCTGATCTTCTCAGGCATTGATCGCGTTCTGACTGGTGAACTTAAAATCGAAACCAAACCAAGACTAACGAAATGAGCAATACAATACACCCATTGAAAATCGACCTACTAAAAATTCCGAACGCTCGCAAATTCCAAGCTAAGGACGGAAGCTGGCATGTTGCAATCCCACATCCATCCGTTTACATTGGAGAAAAGGGCGCGTATCTGGATTGCGATCTGACCGAGCGCAAAGAGAAAGACCGCTTTGAGAACACGCACAATATCGCCATGGCTCAAAGCAAAGAGGATCGACAAGCGAAAGCTGCCAAGGTTTACATCGGCAACGGCAAAACGCTGACATTCGGAGACTCTCAGCCGCAGCGCCAGTCAACGCCACAAGTCAAAGATGACAAGTGGATTGATGATGACTCAAGCGACATCCCATTCTGACCTATGAAAGACAACTCACTACTCATCGGGATCCTCGCGCTCTACGCATTCGGCGTGGCGTGCGGATTCGGAATCGCCTTCCTTGTTTTTACATTTGCATTCTAAACTACCAACGAAATGAATACCGAAATTACTACAACCGCAGAAACGCAAGCATTCGAGCTTGTGCAACGTCAAGCCAAGATGCTGAGTGCATCAACCCTAGTGCCTAAAGAATTTCAGGGCAATATGGGCAACTGCGCCATCGCGCTAAACATCGCCAAGCGACTCGGAGCCGATCCGTTCATGGTGATTCAAAACATCGACATTATCCACGGGCGGCCATCGTTCCGCGCTACCTTCCTGATCGCTATGGTCAACGCATCGGGCAGATTCACACCGCTGCAATTCCGCATGGCTGGCGAAGGCGCTTCTCGATCCTGCGTTGCATGGGCTAAAGATAAGGAGACTGGCGATGTGATCGAAGGCACCGAGATTACCATGGCGATGGCGAAAGCCGAGGGCTGGTCAACTAAGTCAGGTAGCAAATGGGTCACCATGCCAGAGCAGATGCTGCGCTACCGCGCTGCTGCATTTTTCGCTCGGATCTACGCGCCAGACATCACGCTTGGAATGCAGACCAGCGAGGAGATGCGCGACATTGAACCAGTTCGCAACGTAACGCCAGCAGTTCGTAGCGAGCCGATCAATCCATTCACGGCGGCGCTGCCTGCGATCGAGATGGAAGCTACCGAGGAAGGAGGTGAGGCATGAGCAAGATCGACGATGGCGGGACAGCTTTCCCGACTGAATACAATGACAGCGGAATGACCCTCCGCGACTACTTCGCGGCGGCGGCTTTGCAAGGAGAGGTTGGAGGAGAAGATTTTGGCGGTGAAATCTCTCTATTCCGATCTGCTGAAAATGCGCAATTGATGGCTCGTCGAGCATACCGACTAGCTGACGCGATGCTCGCAGCCAGAAAGGAGGAAGCGTGAACTACCACATCGTAAATCTAGAACAAGGGACACCAGAGTGGCTCAATGCCCGAAAGGGCAAGCTGACGGCATCGCGTGCCGCCGAGATCATAACACCGACTGGCAAACTATCAGCATCATCCAAAAAGCTGATGCGCGAATTAGCTAGGGAATGCATCGTTGATGACCCGCTACGCTTTCAAGGCAACGCGGCAACTCAGTGGGGGCATGATTACGAGCCGATAGCGCGTGATGCTTTTACTGAGATCACAGGCTATGCTGTGGACAGGGTAGGAGCATTGCAGTCAACGCTTCACCCATGCTTAGGATGCTCTCCAGACGGCATGATGATGATTGGCGACGTGATCCACGGCCTAGAGATCAAATGCCCTAACGTGGACACCCATGTGGACTACCTGCTCGATGGCGAGTTGCCGGCTAAGTATCGCCCACAGGTGCATTTCAGCATGGCGATCACCGGCATTCAAACGTGGTATTTCATGAGCTATTTTCCCGGCTTGAAACCGCTTATCCTTCCAGTCCACTGGGACGAATACACCGAGAAGATCAAATCCGCTGCTTTGGCATTCGCGGCGGAATACGAACAGGAAATGCCGAAAATCCTCAACGCAATACGACCATGAAGCCAACACAAGAACAGATCGAGGCGGCGTTGGCGTATGCTGAAGAACGTGATACTTTAGATCATTGCAACACGTTACATAAGTGCAGACCAGAAAGAATACTTTCAGAAAATTCACTAGCAATCCTCGCCGCCGCATACCGCGAACTGCTAGAAGAAAACAAGCAGCTAAAAGCATGGGCAGATTTGGCGATTTCTTCGAACGCATTGTATGAATCGGAGAAGATAAAAAATCAAATGATGCGTGCGCAAATTCGCGCCACAATCACCGAAAACCTGCATCTTGCCGATGGCGATGATTGCACACTCAAACGACTGAAAGACGCTATCAAATTTGAACCACGAGAAGAACCATGAGCAAACAACTAAGCAGCGCTCAGTCCGTCCATTACGACAGACGAGCAAAAGAGATAGAAGCAGAAGAACCACAGGCACGGTGGGTGGCAGCATTCAACAGAGCCTGCGACAAGTTCCTCATTGAGCGAGTGCCGGGCTACAAAAACCAATTCAACGAGATCAGCGAGCGAGCCAAGAAGTCATGGGCGAAGCGGAAACTCTAGAGAAACTTCGCCAATGGTGGCAAGCCGCGCCGAAAGAGGAACGGCTTGCCATCAACGTGACGGCTGCGGCGCTGAAGGTTGATGCATCAGAGCATCGGCAGTCAGTGCAGCGGCGTATTGAGGCACACTGGAAACGATTTACAAAGAAGGATTACACGAAATGAAAGAACGATACGGACTCGAAAGCAGACCGACAGTTAAAGACGCGCACTCGCCAGCAGGGCAGGCATTTCACGCACCAATGAGCTACGCGGATCTGCCTGACTGCCCAGTCTGCAAATACGGAACACCGATGGAAAGAGACGGCAAGTTGGTTTGCATTGATTGCAAGGCAGTCGTCGGAACTACTGAGAAAAAATGAAACAGGCACTTACAACCACAGAGAAGCTGATCCTGCGCGACTTATCAGCAGGTCAAAGCATGATTGACCCGATTGCCATGCGCTACGGACTGAAGGCGAAGCAAGTGAGAGAAGCCATGACCCGACTTGAGAAGATGCTCAAGGTGGGATCGAAGCCAATCAACAACGGAAAGTTCACAGTTTATGAGCTACGCTAAACCAGACGTTATCATCGGCATTGATAATGGCATCTCCGGCGCTCTGGTGGCTCTCTCAGCGCATCATGGATTGGTGATTGATAAGACGCTCATGCCAACGCGACCGAACGGCAAGAGCAGGGAATGCGATGGCGTAGAACTCTGCATCTGGCTGCAACAATTCCGATGCACAAGCAAAATCGCAGTCTGCCTAGAAACGCCAAGCAAGCATTCGCCCGGCTTGCTTGCGCTTTGCTCGATGTGGGACTGCTACGGCGCGATCCGAGGCGTTCTTGAATCATGTGGCATCCAGCACGCCAGAATCGCCCCACAGACGTGGCAGAGCGCTCTACTGGGTAAAGTTCCCAAAGGGGGAACAAAAGCGGCTGCACGGGCAAAAGCGGCGCAAATATGGCCCGATGAGCA